ATGGGTCTTTGGACCTCTTCTATTGGAATCATTGGTCTTGCTCTCAATCTTCGTGCTTACGATTTTGTATCTCAAGAAATCAGGGCGGCAGAAGATCCTGAATTTGAGACGTTCTATACGAAGAATATCCTTCTGAATGAAGGTCTTCGAAATTGGTTGGCACCAGTCGATCAACCTCATGAGAAGTTTGTATTCCCAGAAGAAGTATTGCCTAGAGGTAATGCACTGTGAGCAACTTTGAAGTATTCTTTTACTTCCTTTGCTTTGGTATTATTGCAGGTGCATCGTTTGCGATGATGTGGGGTAATATTCAGTCCATCAATCAGGACATGAATAAACCAAAACCCAAACCACGTCATCCAGAAGCACCTGCTCCTGGTGATGAAGTAATGTATGTGGATTTATCTAGAGAAAAACTAGAGAAACTATATGAAGACGAGTGAGAGGTTAAGAAACCTCTCTTTTTTTGTACCTATGTAAAAAAGAAAGGAAAGTTTAATAATTTATGTGTAAATGGACACATTTCTCCTATATACAAAAGAATTAGGATCAAAGATATGAATTGAAATCCCCCTCTAAGTTTTATTATGAGTTAAATTAAGTGGAGGATATTATGCATAATTTACTTTCGCATAATCAACTGGCTGGTTGGAGAGATTCTTTCCGCCGCTTAAACAAAACCCTGGATCGATCAATGGAGGAATCAGATGTCATCAACGATTATTATGATTGTTTGATTGAATGTAATGATGATCAAGCAACATGTAAAAAGATTTGTCGGGAGGTTTTAAGAGATCATCCCGTTGGTTGATTTGTAACTATATTTCAGTTATAATTAGAGGGTGTAACAGCCCTCTTTTTTAATGAAAATTTTTCTAGACACAGCAGACACCGAAATTATTCGCAATTATTTTGAGACTGGACTAGTTGATGGTGTCACAACTAACCCATCATTGATTATGAAATCAGGGCGAGATCCTGAAGATGTGTACCAAGAAATCAAAGATATTGGCGTGCAAGACATCAGCATGGAAGTCATGGGTGATGCTCAAAATATGTTGGATGAAGCAATCCGACTGGTCGATAAGTTTGGTAGTGTAAGCACCATCAAACTTCCTATGACCCGTGATGGTCTATTGGTCTGTAAGGAACTCTCTAAAGAGAAGGTCCGTACTAATGTCACATTGATCTTCTGTGCCGCTCAGGCAGTCCTTGCTGCTAAGGCTGGTGCAACTTATGTCTCGCCCTTTGTAGGACGCTTGGACGACCAGTCAGTGGCAGGTCTGGAGGTTGTACGATCTATCTCCGAACTTTATCGTGTCCATCGTATGCCTACTCAAGTTCTGTCGGCATCTATTCGTAGTGTCCAACGTGCAATTCGTTCCTGGTATAACGGTGCTGAGATTTGCACCATGCCACCAAAAGTTTTTGATCAAATGTATGATCATATTCTGACTGACAAAGGTCTTGAAATTTTTGAGAATGATGCTAGAATCGCCAATGAGAATCTTGGTAAAATCTGATGACATTTAAAGTTTATAGTAGAGATGGATGTCCCTATTGCACTAAAGTGGAGCAAGTTTTACAGTTGGCAGAAATTCAGTATGTCATATATAAACTTAACAGGGATTTCAGTCGTCAAGAATTTTATGAACAATTTGGCGCAGGAAGTACCTTTCCTAGGGTTGTCAAAGATGACGAATTAATCGGTGGATGCACTGAAACTGTCAAGTATCTAAGGGAACAAAAACTGGTCTAATGGAACAAAACCTCATCGACATCTATGATCTTATTGAACATGCCATTGATAATGCCTTTGAGGGACAAATGAATTTAAAATTCTATAACTACCTCAAAGACAGTAAGGTAAAAAAACACGAAATAGACGAATTCATTTTGAGTGCTACTACAAATGAAATCAGTAATCTTATTTTAGATCTTGATGAATATTTGAAGGGTGGTACTGATAATGAACACAAACAATTGCGAGAAGGTTATGGACACATTCCTAAACCTCAAGCAAGAAAAATCAGAAATTACTTGGAAAGTTTCATAGATGATGCAGAGAGGTATAGCAATGACAAGAAACCAGGAAGACGAAAAAAACAAACTAAATAATCACGAAACCCACATAAATCGTGGGGTTGAATTACTACTACGTAATAGGAGGAAGATTCCAGAACGACCAAAAACTTTTCAGATAAAGTTTGGTAAGATGGTTTCTCTCTTCCGTAGAGAAATTGTCTTACATTTTAACTTTTATCTGGACATCAGAAAAAAGTAACTCTCTGGAGGCAGGAGAAGATGTTGGCAGTAACTCTCACTATAGGAACATTAGTTTCAGTTATGATGTTTTTTGTTGGAGGAGTAGTAGGATGGTTAGCAAAAGAGCACGTATTCAATACTCAACCGGTTTATACGCATCCAGAGATGTTCGATGAGAATGGTAATATTCTCCCCGATGAAATTTTAGCAGTACGATTTGAAAACAGTTATGACGACTACGAAGAAGAAGACGACGACTAAACCTAGATCATCCACAAAAACTACAGCGAAGATTCCTGATCTTCCTCCTAATCCTTTTGTGTTTGAAGTTCTAGAACTTGCATCGAAGCAAAGATCTAAAGCGAAAAAAATTGAAGTGCTTAAGAAATATGAGCATGATTCATTGAAGTCTATCTTTATTTGGAACTTTGATGAAACTGTAATTTCTATGCTTCCTGAGGGAGAAGTTCCTTATGGAGATCCGAATGAGCAAAGTGTTTACGAAGGATCTTTGTCCGAAAATATTGCAAGTGAAGCAAGAGGTGGATTATCTGCCACCGCACAAGATCTTGATGGGAGAAATAAAACATCTCTCCGCAGAGAGTATCAAAATCTCTATCACTTCGTGAAAGGTGGTAATGATACTTTGAGCACTACTCGCAGAGAGATGATGTTTATTAATATGCTTCGTGGACTTCATCCAAAAGAAGCAGAAGTAGTAATCCTTGTAAAGGATAAAGCACTTTCATCTAAATATAAATTAACTCAAGAGATTGTTGCTGAAGCATATACTGATATTACTTGGGGTGGTCGTTCATGACAGTAACTGTAGAGACTAAGGAAGAAGAAATGGGTAGTAAATCAGTAAATCCAAGTGACCCATCTTCTTATGGTTGTCAAATTCTTCTGGAGAATACTTCTTTAGAAGCAGCAAATGATAAATCATATCCTACTGATGCAAAACTTATTTGGTATATCCGTGATGGAAAAGAATGTGTCGATCTAACAAGGTGCAGTAAGTCTGTAGATTTGTTTGACATGTACTATGACAAATATGGACCAGGTGCAGTTCAAAAAATCGAATTTGGATATGGAACTGTAAAACCCAAGCTATGGGGATACAAACCATCTGATAGTAAAAAAAAGAAATGAATGATGATGTATTGAGGGATCAAATAAATTCTTTGATTCGAGATGAAATTCAAGAGGTCATCAACGATTATGTTGATGATCAAGAAGAAACAAAGAAAAGTGGCGTTGGATTTGTTTCTAATGAGGACGAACTTAAAGTCAATATCTCTAAAAACGAGGTTGATAAAATTATTAAACAGTACAAAAAAATTAAGAAGAGTGAGAAATCTAATCTCTCTCAGATTAAAAAACTTGGACTGGTCGATAAACATGGTAGACCATTGAGTTGACAATTGAGGTAAATAGAACTATGATTCGATCATATACTATTTGATTATGTACAAACCTTATTCGCCCGAATGGCATAGGTATAGATACCTTAAAGAAGCCATTGACAAATATCTAGATGATTATGTTGAGAACGACGTAATCATGAATGACATCTTAAACATTGTGTGTACTCGTCAAGAACGGGCACATGCAGAGTATCATAAACTCGAAGATTTAGAACTAAAACTGCGGGACTAACGTATGCTTTCAACTCAATACAGGCTACGACTAGAATTCATCTGTAAAAAGATTGCTAATAACGAAGAAGTAAAACTAGAAGATATGATCTGGGCAGAGAAACTTGCCAAGGCTCATACCACTGCTAGGGATTGGTTGAATAAAGCACGTCGTCAGTCCAACGGGATTGAGGAGGGCAGTATTGATGATTTTATGAATAAGATGGGATTAGGCGACCCCGACCCATCTAATCATAGAACGGGGTTCGATGGTGCTGATGAAATAGTTGACTGGTTCCAAAGAGATAAACCTGATGATTGGAGGCAACGTGACTGAAAAAATTACTCCAGAAACATATGAAAAAATGAATAAGGAGTTTGAAGAACACGGACTTGCGTTCAGAATTAAAGTACCTACTCAAGAAGAAATTGATGACTGGCAACAACGTAACCAAAGAGAACATCGCTAAGAATTTGGTAGAAAAAATTGAAGAACTTTTGGATGGTAAAGCACATTATGTTGAGTGCTCTGACCGTACCACATATCACAACAAAATTGTAATCGAGTATAACCACACGAAAAAATGATTCAAGCACTAGTATATGGCAACGGCGGTCAAGAATCAGAACGAGCAGTCATGGTTCTTGAAGCATGTGGTCAAGATGTAAGAGAATTTTTACTGGGTGTTGATTTCAGTGATAAACAATTCCGAGCAGAATTTGGATCAGAGGCAGAGTATCCACAAATTGCCATTGGTTTAGACCATCGTGGCAGTCTGAAGGAAACTCTTAAATACATGAGCGATAAGGGAATGTTCTTGTAAACTTGTATCAAGTTATACACATAAACTTGACTATATAGAATATAAGGTCTATACTAGACCTACGTTCATCCAATGGTTTCTTTACTGTTGGCTTTCACCTTAGCCCATCACGATCCGTCACCCTATGGGTGGCATATGTCTTGTGAAAGGTTCTTACAACTTAGAGTTGAAACTCAGATGAGGGACGACATCGATCAACGATCGAAGTACAATCTCATAGGTTATTTCAAATCAAAAGTTGAAGGTGAATGCAACGGTACATTTACCTGAGGACGCAAGTAAGTCGCGGAACGGAGCGTTCATCCCAATGGTTGAATTTTTACTCTATGCAAATATGATGTGTTCTGATGCTGATGCATTATTGCTCAGGATCGAAAAGAACAGATCAGAGATGCCACCAGCAATCGTGCTGGAGTTAGTGGAGACCGTAAAGGAATCCGTACCTGAGTGTAGTCACCACTGGGACGCAAACGACTGAAGGAACGGGGAAACGGATCCTGCGAAAGCAGAGAAGGTTAATCACCCACTTCAGGAGAAAACAAATGAACACACTTACTTTAATCAAGAAGCAGATTCAAAAAGCTGCTGCCCTTCACGACGCACAGATCTCTCATACCGCATATCGTGGTATTGAGTATGATACTCGTTGCTTCGAAGCAAAAGACACCCACGGTGTTTTCTGCTATCGTGGTACACCTTACGCTAAGTGAGGATATTATGCAAGCACTTCAAGTAGCGGGATTAGGTTCCCTTTTTAGTGCAGCATTTATCTTTTTATTGTACGGTGAATTATTACTTCTCAAAAAAATAAGTTGAGGAGAAAAAATGCTGAAGGTCAGATTTGAATATGACCTTCCAGACTACGATCCATCGAAACACGATCCAGATAAAGTCTTCGGATTTTTAACTTATCGTGGTGTACATTATGCCAAATGGATAGATTTAAAATCACGAAGTGATAAAATCTGGAAGATCAAAGAGGACTCTTGACGAGTCCTCTTTTTTTGTCTATAATTATATGGAGACTCTACTATCTTTATGGAAAGAGAAAAACTTAAATTGATAGTGAGAAATCTTAAGTTGCTCGTTGAAGCATTAGAGTCTGAGGTTTACTCTGACATTGATGCTTATAAACCAAACTACGAAGAGATAGCACCTCACATTTCAGACTACGACGAAGTATTTTATGACGATGACGGATACCCCGATTAAACTTATCAGTGTTACACCTGATGCAGAAAAGCACATGGCTTATTGTGCCCGTGTGTCAAATCCAAATAACCAGGAGAACGAAAAGTTCTCTGGTCTTCTCAAGTATTGTGTAAAGCACCAGCACTGGAGTATCTTTGAGCAAGCATACATGACTCTGGAGATCAACACCACCAGAGGCATCGCAGCTCAAGTGCTCCGGCACCGTTCGTTCACATATCAAGAATTTTCACAACGCTATGCTGATTCTTCCCTACTCGCGGAGAAGATCCCTCTACCTGAACTACGCAGGCAAGACACCAAGAATCGTCAGAATTCTATTGATGATATTGACCCGTTTGTCCGTCAAGAGTTCCAGATCAAAATGCAGAAGCACTTTGAAGAAGGAATGAAACTTTATCAAGAGATGCTTGATGCATCGATTGCAAAGGAGTGTGCCCGATTTGTACTCCCACTCGCCTGTCCCACAAGAATCTACATGACCGGTTCTGTAAGATCATGGATCCATTATATCGATTTGCGTTCTGCAAACGGTACACAAAAGGAACACATGGACATTGCTTTGGGTGCAAAGAAGATCTTCATCGAACAATTCCCTGCTGTTGCTGAAGCAATGGAATGGTCTTAATAAATAATTTCAACTTGATATAATTTATGGCTACTTATCCTGTTATTAATAAAAACACTGGTGAACAAAAAGAGGTAAAACTCAGCGTTCATGAATGGGATCAATGGAAAATTGACAATCCTGACTGGGACCGAGACTGGTCTGATCCATCTACCGCACCTGCTTGTGGTGAGATTGGTGAAGTCTATGACAAACTAAAGAAGTCCCATCCAGGGTGGAATGATGTTCTTCGTAAAGCATCCAAAGCCCCTGGATCAAAAGTCAAACCCGTCTGAACTCCATAACCTATGCCAGCAAAAAGAAAGTCTCAATCTCCAGCAGTTCCATTCGGAATGTCTAACAAGCAAATGAAAAGAAAAAAACCAATTAATTCTGATTTAATGAAGAGGGTTGAACCTCTTACCGAAAATCAGCAAGAACTTTTTAGATGCTACAAGAATGATCAAAATCTTGTTGCCTATGGTGCAGCAGGTACTGGTAAAACATTTATTACTTTGTACAATGCTCTCAGAGATGTTCTTAATGTAAACACTCCCTATGAGAAGATCTATATTGTTAGATCACTCGTAGCAACTAGAGAGATTGGATTCCTCCCTGGAGATCACGAAGATAAGTCATCTCTTTACCAAATTCCATACAAGAATATGGTAAAATATATGTTTGAGATGCCTACCGAGTCTGACTTTGAAATGTTGTATGGCAACCTCAAGAATCAGGGAACCATCAGTTTCTGGTCTACATCATTTATTCGTGGTACTACTTTAGATAATGCAATCATCATTGTAGATGAATTCCAGAATTTGAATTTCCATGAACTTGATTCAATTATCACTCGTATTGGTGAAAATTCTAAGATCATGTTCTGCGGAGATGCCACTCAATCTGATTTGGTAAAAACAAATGAGAAGAATGGTATTATTGACTTTATGAGAATCCTTCGCATGATGCCATCTGTAGATATGGTCGAATTTGGCGTCGAAGATATTGTACGTTCTGGTCTCTGTAAAGAGTATCTAATTGCTAAAACTGATTTGAATCTTTAAACTCACATGACATTTATTCATCATAATTATCTCGGTGACATTGAATTAGAAAAGAAAGAAACAAATGGCATCCGTCTCTATAACGTTCCTAATGGAGATTGGGTGCCTTCTATTACGTCCGTAACTTCTTTTTATAACCGACAGATTTTTGTCAAGTGGCGAGAGCGTGTTGGCATTGAAGAAGCAAATCGTATTACTAAGAAAGCAACTTCTCGCGGAACTGATTTTCATGAGGCAGTTGAAGTTTATATGCGAAACAAAGAAATAAATTGGGATGATTTTCGTCCCCTAACAAAATTCATGTTTCATCATGCTAAACCTTATCTTGATAAGATAAATAATATTCATGCTATTGAAAGAACTCTGTACTCAGAGTATCTTGGTTTAGCAGGAAGAGTTGACTGCATAGCAGAGTACGAAGGAGAACTTGCAGTCATCGATTTTAAAACATCTGAAAAGATAAAACCTGAAAAGTGGTTGGAGAATTATTTCGTCCAAGAAACATTCTATGCAGCTGCTTATTATGAACTAACAGGTATTCCCGTTAAAAAACTTATCACCCTCATGGTTACTCCTGGAGGTGAAGTCAAGGTATTTGACAAAAGGAATAAAGGGGACTATATTAAATTGTTAGTTCGGTATATTAAAGAATTTGTACATCACAATACTAGGTCAGAGAATGGAGAATGAACTAGAAAAAGAATTAGAAAAAAAGTTTTTCTGTCCCTCTAAGTTCGCTCAAGAAATTGAAAATCTTGTAAAA